GAATTATAGATTATACCAGAGCAGTTGTAGATTGAAACCAGTTCTGAATATTTGTTTCGCCTTCCATCCAGTTCAAACTCTGAGGCTGAGACACTATAGCTTATTTTTGTCTCAGACATGCTCAGTCCGCAATTTAGAGCACTGAACTTAGATGACATGTAGAATAATTTGACAGCCTGATTATATTTCTGTTGAGGGCAGTGCTCACTTAAAGAGAAAGACTCATTGCCATCATCTGAGTGTTCTTTGAACTGGACAATAGGCTTTTTCAGACCTAGCTCCATGCATTTTCTTGAGAAAAGATCAGTTAGGAGAACACCTTTCAACACGTGATAAAAGGAAGATACAAAGTGACGTAAACCCTGTGGCCATCCTATCTCCATAACTATTTTGGTGAAATGCATCCCTTTCTCAATATTTTCTGTCTTTCTGGGAGTAAATACAGCCTGACCATTCATTAAACCTTCCTTTATTATTGAGATTCTGTCTGACCATAGCAGATTCTCAACTACTTTAGCCCTGGAATCAAAAAGTATGGTCATTGTGTCAACAGACATCAAACTTAACATTAGTGTATTCAAAATTGAGTCGTCCATCAGTTTCATCTTCTTCATATAATGAATTAAAAACAGAAACTTCTCTCTCAGATCTCTAGCTGACCATTTAGCCATATCGATGTTAATAAACCCTCCTTGATTTCCAAAAACCATCTCTATTATTCTATTAATTTTTTCTGTCTCAGATTTAGAAACTAGCTCATCTGGACACAGTTCACAAATTGCCCTAAAGATGTTCTGTACGTAAAAATGAACAGCTTTTGTGAAATAGGATTGTATAACTATTTCCCTATCAGCAGCGTCTTTCTGAGGCTTTGTCCCCACAAATGCAAAGCTACCCATTTCATCATTTTTCTTTCTGCACCACATAAGATAATCATGGATGCTGAATTCTTCATCAAGGCTTACTGATTCAGTTTCATGTTTCTCATTCAAATAAGCTTTGACAACTTTATAGTGAACTATTCTGCCTTTCTCTTTTTTTAGAGTGAAA